CTCGGACGCGTCCTCGTCGGGGCGATGCAGGATCAGGCCGGAAGTGTAGAAACCGCGCAGGGCACTTGCCCCGGACAGCGCCAGAAACGGATCATCCTTCACCTGCAGCTTGCTGAGCTTTTTGGTGTGGTGCGCAAGGATCACGCCGCAGTCGGGATTGACGTAATCGCGCAGGACTTCGACCCGGTCCTTCAGGAAGAACATCATCGCGGTGTTGTCGTTTTCGCCGCCGCCATCCGGTCCGCCGTCGAAGAGATTGCGGATCGGGTCGATGCAGATGATGTCGACCGGGGCGTCCGGGAACGCGGCCTGAATGGCGCGCGCCACACGCACGCTGCCGTCGTTGTCGAGCAGCATCTTCAGCTTGGGCGTAACCACGAACGTGTCGCGCGCATCAGCAATGACGGAGGGCGGCAGCGCGATCTGCTTCATCCGCTCGCGCAGATAGTGGTACTGGATTTCCGCCTGGAGGTAGAACACCCGCAGCGGGCGTGGCGGGGTGAAGCCGAGAAACGGCACCCCGGCGGCCATGTGCACGAGCCAGCTGATCAGCAGATCGCTTTTGCCGACCTTGGGCGCACCGCCCAGCACCAGCAGGCCACCAGGCGTCAGCACGCGCGGCGCGATGATATCCTCGGGCATTGGGCTGTCGTCATCCAGCAGCGCGCCCAAGGTGAAGGCTGGCATCTCGTCTGGCGCGGGGGCGGCGCTGTCGAGCCGGATCAGGGGTGGCCCGTATTTCTGGACATGCAGGTCCCAGAGCCGTTCGGACTCGCGTTGCAGGCGTTCGACCGGCCAGGCGGGTCTGAGCATGGCGGCGTTGTAGCCGCAGATGCCTTCCCAACCTTCGTCCTTCGACATCCGGCCCTCATGGACCATGCGGATGAAATGCCCGATCGCCGCACTGGCACCCTCGAAACGCGACCAGTCGTCCTGTGCGCCTTCGCGCACTGGCGTGGTCAGCACCTCGCGCATGGCGGGTTTGTCCGGATGGCTGAAATCGGGCTGCAGGGAGATGCCGGGCGCGGGCGGCATGTCGGTGACCGCCTCGATGAACTCGCCCAGATCGCGTTCCAGCGTCGGGTTCAGCGCCACGATCCGGACCTGCGTTTTCAACCCGTTCTTGTAATGGACCGAGCCTGCCACCCGGATCGGCTGGTGGGCTGAGCGGAAATGCATGTCGCCACCGGCCTTGGCAGCAATGTCACCCCGCAGGCGGCACACCCGCCGGATGTCATCGCCCTCTGCGGGCTCGCTGAGTTTCCACCAGACATGACACTTGCGCTGACCCCTCACGCGAAGCCCATGTCGCGAAGGTCGCGAGCTTGCCCGGCGCTGTGGCATCAGCCTCGATCCAGATATTGTGCGGCCGACCCTCCTTGCCTTGGCCCATGTCGATGAAGCTGCGGACCGGAATCAGTCCGTCGCAATAGCCAAAGACCACATCCATGAATTGGGCGATCTGCTCCGGATCCGGCTCATCACCGAAGACATCCACCTGCGAGACGGCATCGTTAAAATCCCGCCATGGGTTGAAATGGATCAGGTTTTCTTTGGTTGGCTCGGGCGGTGGTTGGTCATCACCAAGGTCGGCACTCAAGATGGAAACCTCCGATTTGTCAGGCGTATCTTTGGGCGGGTCTCTTGGTGCGTCTGTCACAACGCCAGCCCCCAACAGCGCATCGCCCACGGGCAGAAGCGGCATTCGAAGAAGTCGCGGCTGGCGGCGATGCGCGGCAGCAACTCGCCCGCGTCGGTGGCCTGCAGGATCCGCACCCCGCGATCCGACATGCGTTGCGCAAGATCGGCGTCGAAGGGCACCTGCTCGTGGTGCATCTCGGCCGTGTCCTTGTTGATGGCGGTGAACACGGCGGGCGCGGCGCTGATGCCGGGCACGCTGGCTTCCATGTAGGCCTGATAGACCGCGATCTGCGCGGCATAGACGGGCTTCGATTTCGTCACGCCGTCCTTGACGCAGGCGCGCCAGTTCTTGGCATTCATCGTCTTGCATTCCCAGAGCGCGGGAACGGCGAGCCCGAGACCTTCGGGTCCGGCGGCGATGATGCCGTCGACATGGCCCCGGATGCGCCCGCCCACGATGGAAAAGCCGAACTGGCCGCCATCGGCACGATTGCCCTTGCGGGTGTAGAGGTCGAATCCCGCGCCGCGAAGCCACGCGACCGCCAGGTCCTCAAGCGCATGGCCGATGGCGAAGATGCGCAGCAGCTGCCCAGAGAATTCCTGACCCTCATCCTTCGGCGCTTGGGTGAATTCGAACTGCAGGGCGCGTTCGCAAGCATGGCCAAGGCGCGAGCCGCCGAGATAATCCCGAGGGGTGCGGGCTGCGTTGTCTGCGGTCAGGGCCGCGTCGATGACGGCATTCACCTTTTCGGCGAAGCCGGGGCGATGATTGTAGTCCAGCGTCAAAACGTCACCTCCGGCGCATCGGCTTTTGCGATGTCGGACATGGCCACGCGGAACCCTTCGACGGCTTCCTCGATAAGGGCGCGGACCTCCGCTTCGGTCAGGTCCGAGAACCGCGTGGTCCAGCCGATTTCGCCCATCAGCAACGCCAGCCGCTTCACGGTTGCGCTGACGGCCGCGCGTTCCTCGTCGGTCAGATCAACCATGGCGGAGGATCCCCGCGCCAATCGCCACCAGCAGCTTTGGCAGGCCATCGAGCAGAACCAGACCGAGGGCCGGGGTCGCTTCGATGGCACCGGATCCGACCAGCCGAAGCCACGCGTCGGAGCACGGCACACCGCGCAAAGCTGAAATCGCGGATGCCAGAGCGTCCGGCGCTGATCTGCGGACATGGGAACGATTGCTGTCATGGGTCATGCGGCCCTCCGCTGTTCGGGGGCGGCGGTCATGACGAGAGTACGGATCGCCCGCTTGTTGAAGGTGAAGGTCATCAGCGCCGAGGCGTGATAACGGCTCAGCCCGTAATCCTGCCGATAGGCGGGCGGCAGATATTGCAGCTGTTTTTCGGTGGCGGCCTGGTTCAGCCAGCCCCGCGTCTTGAAGGCGCTCTCATCGGTCTCGACCTCGTTCAGCCAGTCGTCGGCCTGAGCGAGACAGACGGTGCGTTCGCCGATACCGAGCAAGCGCGGGCTTTGGCCCTTGGCGCCGCCCACCGCGTGCCAGCGCCCTTCGAGAAAGAAGATGCCGCCCCAGGCGTTGAACCCGTTGGCCATCAACGCGTCATCGGCCCCGAACAGATCAATCCAGGCGAAGCTGGACCGCTTCAACAGATCGATCTCCGTCATGATGAAGCCGCTCAATGCGGTACGCCCTGTCGCCTCGGCCTCGCCGTCCTCCTCAGCGCCAAGAACCTCGCCGCAGAGCGGGCATTCAAAGCAGGCCAGCGGAATGTCGGCCCCGCAACCCGGGCAGACCTTGGTCGGGGCCGCGCCAGTCTCTAGCTTGCCGTCGAGATCGACGTCCTGCTCCAGCGTGCCGTGGATCAGGCTCGATGTGCCGAAATCCAGCACGATGCAGTCGGTCTTGACGACGCCGGGGTGTTCCTCCGGGTCGATGGTGCGCAACCCGCGCCCGACCATCTGGATCATGGTGGATTTGTAGGATGAGGGGCGCAGCAGGACGACGCAGGAGGTCGGCGGATGGTCCCAGCCTTCGGTCAGCACCGCCACGTTGACGATGACGCGGATTTTGCCCACGGCGTAGGCGGCGAGAATGTCGCGCCGCTCCTCGCTTGGCAGATCGCCATGGATCAGCGCGGCAGGCACATCGGCGGCGTTGAAGGCCTCCGTCACATGCGCGGCGTGGGCGACGGTGGAACAGAACACGACGGTCTGACGGTCACCCGCTTTTTCCTTCCAATGCCGGATGACCTCGTCGGTCACCGGCGCGCGGTCCATGATCGAGGCCACTTCGCCCATGTCGAAATCCGCCAGCGTTTTCCGCACCGTGCGCAGCTTGTCCTGCACGCCGACATCGATGACGAAGGTGCGCGGCGGCACCAGATGGCCCGAGGCGATCAATTCACCCAGACGCACCTGATCCGCGACATTGTCGAAGACGTCGCGCAACCCCTTCTTGTCCCCGCGGTTCGGCGTGGCGGTGACGCCGAAGATCCGGGCGTCGGGGTTGGCATTGCGGACATGGTCGATGATGCGGCGGTAGCTGTCGGCGACTGCATGGTGTGCTTCGTCGATCACCAGCAGATCGAGCTTCGGCATGGTGGCGAGATTGCCGATCCGTGCCAGCGTCGGTACCATGGCGAAGGTCACTTGACCCGCCCATGACTTCCCGTTAGCATCGACCACCGACGTCGTCAGGCCCGGATTTACCCGGCCGAACTTGCCCCGGTTCTGATCGGTCAACTCATCACGGTGGGCCAGGACACAAGCCTTGGCGGCGCTGTCGCCGACCACCTCACCGGTGACCGCCGACAGCATGATCGTCTTGCCAGCACCCGTGGGCGCAATCCCCAGGGTGTTGCCGTGGGCGTCAAGGGCTGCAAGGCTGCGCTCGACGAAGGTTTTCTGGCGGGGACGCAGCCGCATGTTCGCTCCCCTTACTGCGCCCAGCTGGGACGCCCGGAAAAACCGGGGGTCGCACCGGTCACACCGGTCGCAGGGGTTTGCGGCGTCTGCTGCCCAGGCGCGGGTGCTGCGTAGCCGGGGGCCAGGGCGGCGTAGCCCTGCTGCGGCGCGCCCGTTACCGGGGGCTGGCCGTATCCCTGCATCGGAGCAGCCCCGCCATGGCCCATGAACTGCGCATAATCGCGATGGCTGGGTGTGACGGCAGAGCGGACCTCGTTCTTGTCCTCGCCGTTGGTGTCGGAACCGATGTCCATCCGGGCGATGAACTCGATCCCGTCCAGTTCGACAAAGCCGCTGATCCGGCGTTTGGCTTGCGCCTGCGCCGAATTGTCCTTGTCATCGATGCCACGCGCCGAGTTCAAGATGCCCTTGATCAACCCGCGCCCGGCGTTGCCCCAATCTGGACCCTTGGGGCTGTATAGCCCGATCAGCGACCAGATCTTGCGCTTGGCGTAAGCGCCTTCGACCACGGTATATTCGGCGTCGAGATAGACAGCGCCGGTCGCCCCGCGTTTGGCATAACCGCCAGTCCAGCCTTGGCTCGGGTCATCAAAACCGCCGGGGCGGATCGTCAGACGCACCTTGGCCAGCGTGCCTTTCGGGATGACGGTGCCGTTGCTTTGCGCAGAGTTGAAATCGTTCCAGAGTCCGGTCATCGGATTTATCCTTTCAATTGGGAGGGGTTTGCGGCGGCAGCGGCAGGCAGGTCCTGCACACTTGCGGCATAGGTCAGGCGGGCTGCCGCGGGGCGCACCGGGCCGTGGATCTTGGCCATGAGCTGGCCCAAATGCGGCACTTCGATCGTGTCGAGCCGCCCGGAACGGTCCTTGGCAGGAAACCCGAACGGGTTCAGCGTCTGGCAGACGAAGGTGCGCGCGGGCTGGCCATCGGCCCCGGCAATCTCGGCCATGGTGATGACCTGATCGACGATCCCGGGCAGTTCCAACCCGGTCTTGGAGCCGTCGATCTGCGGCGAGAACACCTTGCGATTGAAGTCATCGAGCTTCTCGTCGAGGATGCCGACGAACCAGATGTTCTTGCCGCGCGTGTGCTGCAGATGGGTGAGCCAGGCGATCATCTCGCGGCCATGCAACCCGTAAGCGCCCCGGACATCCGGCTTCCCGGTCTTTTCCGAAAACGCCTCGGGCTGACCCTTGCACCATTGGAAGCACAGCCGACCGGCGACGGTGATGGAGTCGACGAAGATCGTCTCGTAGCGTTCGATTGCCTTCGGATCGCCGAACTTCTGGCAGACGGCGGCATGATGTGCCGGGCTGTAGGCCTGATCATCGCGCAAGCTGGGGTTCGGACCACCGATGAACACCGCGAAATCGCGGCAATCCATCCAGGTGCGCGGTCGGATCGTGTCGCCCTGCCAGCCCTCGATGGCGAGATCACCCGCCTCGAGATCCATGAACAGGGTCGTCGTGGCATTCAGCGACCACAGCAGGCTGGTCTTGCCAATTCCGCTTTTTCCGAAGATGCAGCCCTTGATCCCGCGCGGTTCGGCCAACCGCTGATCGGCAGTGATGATGGGCAGCGCGCCGGTCATTCCGACACCTCATGCGGCACCTGCAACGCATCCGAACCGTCGGCAGTCACCGCAACGTAAAGCGCATCCAGTCGGTCAGCTTCGTCCAAGCATTCCTTGCCCTTGCGCCGCATGAAACGCCGGGCATCGTCGAGGAGCTCGGGTTCCGCAATGAGGGCCGGGATCGCGACGTATTCCTCGGCGCTTTCCACGAAGTAGGACTTCGAGCGCAGACCTTCGACAAACGGGGTGAAGGTCTCGCAGATTTCGGAGAAATCCGACTGGCTCAGAATGTCGCTCCGGTTGCGCAGGATGCGCTTCACCTCGGTGATGATGCCGGTGCGCAGCATCCGCATCGCACCCTCCTGCCGCGCTTGCGTACAGGTGAGCGGAAAAGCCGCCTCCATCATGTCATCGGCAATCTTCGGGGCGTTGCTTCCAAGCTGAGAGGCAACCTCCCAGACCCGTTCGGCAAAACCCGCTGTTTGGCTATCGAGCATCAAACCACTCCTTGATCTTTGTGAACGCTGCCGACCCTTGGGCGATGGCGTTGCCATCGAGGTCGTGAAACGGGGTGTCGCGGGCCTGACGCATGCCCGCGCGGGCAAGGGCGAGGTTCCCCTCCGATGCCCACTCGGCAAAAGCGCGGAACGTGCCGGTGACATGCCGCCACGCCGCCTGCTCGGGCGTTGGCGGAACATGGAGCGGGTTGCGCCGGCTGGCGGACCGCTGCGGGCGCATCCCGCGCATCGCGGCATCGACCACCATCTTGCGCAGGGCCGCGCGCGTCGGTTCTTCGCCGCGTTCGAGGCGATCATCGAGCACCCGGCGTACGATGCCGGGATCTGCGGCCTCGGCGTCGCGAATGATGCGGGCCTCGTGAATCTCGTCGCGGCGCAAGCCGAGATCAGCGGCGGTAGCGGGCCGAACATCGTTGAAATCTCCAACGATGTCCGTGCGCACCGAACCACGGGCAACCTCACCCCGCGCCTGCGCGGCATCGTATTCGTCCGCAAGTCGGCGCTTGGCGCGGGCTTCAATCTCCAGCGCGTGGGCCTGTGCGCGATGGGCTGCGGCCACCAGATCGTCATGGGCGTTCTTTGCGCGTTGCAGCCGGGCGGCCCGTTTGGCCACGTCGTAGGCCAGACCGGCCACTTCGCGCGCCTCCAGCACTTCGGCGGCGGTCTTCGCGCCCAAGAGCATAGTGGTTGCGCGGTCGATCAGGCTGGGCAGATCCTGCGACGGGGCCGGAACCGGTGCGAGCAACGTCATTGATTGTCCCCCTGCGGGACAATCTCGACCTTCAGCGTTCCGGTCCGCACCGTGCGCGCGGGCTCGAAGCCCTGACGGATAGCATCGGGCCAGGCGACATAGGTGCGCTCGGGAACCTTGAAGCTGATCTCGACATATTCGGCAGGATCATCCCCAGCCGCGCGGATGCGCTCGACCATGGCGGCCAACCGGCCCTGATCCCAATCGACCCGCTTCGGCAAATCGGCAATCACAGTGTAATCACCGTCGTCAAAGCGGATCGTGCCGGTGTCCTTGCCTGCGGCCTGCCGTTCCTCGGCAGCGCGGCTGGCATATCGCATGACCAGCGCCGCATCGAAGCGGGTCTTTGCGGCCTTCATCCGCGTCAAACGCTCGTCGATCTCGGCTTGCAGGATCGCCAGCAGTTCGGTGGGCAGCGCCGCGATCTCGGCAGCACTGCGCGTCGGCAGATCATCCACCGTGGGGGAATTTGCGGGAAAGGACATGGCAGGATCTCCGGTATGCGACGGGAAAGCGGTCATCACGCTGCCTGCTGCTCGGCGAGCAGAAGCGCGGACAGCGAGACGGCGGCTGCTTTGGGTTTGGGGCGGGCGATGGCGATATAAGCGAAGTGGTCCGGGCCGATCCGCTCTTGCACGAGGTGGACGAGGCTCGCTTCGGCCGCCCAGAAGGCCCGCGTGCCAAGCAGGGCAAGGCGTTTGCGGTCCGGGTCGGCCAGCTTCGAGATCACCGGGAAGGCGTCCAGCACCAGGAAGCCCCGATGGTATTCCAGCCGGTCGCCGGGAACGGCTTGGCCTACCCAGCCGCAGAACTCGATCTCGCTGATCGGATGCGGTGCGCGGGCATTGGTGAAAGCGGTGTGTTTCATCAGCATGGTCTCCCTCTCTCCCCTCTACTCACGCGGCCGGAAAACCGTCCCACGCCGGGCCGAGGCCGCGCGCGGTCAGGTCAAGGCGCAACTCACTCGTGCGGCGGTAAAGGGCGGAGCGTGACCCGACTCCTCGCGCCACCAGGTCACGCAAGGCGCATTGGCCGAGGGCTGCGCAGAAAATACGGGCGGCGGGTGCCAGTTGCCCGAGCACGCGGGACAGGTCACGGCGCAGGTCAGTGCGGGCGAACTCGTCTCCGTCCTGGCCGTGCCAGGTGGCCAGCCCGTCCGACTGGCTGAGGGTTTCGCCAAGGGTATCGGTGGCGCCCGGCCCGAACGGGGCGTCGAGCGAAACCAGCGCACCAACCCGAGAGCACCGATCGCGGTGATGTTTCAGGGCAATGCGGGACGCCTGATTGCGCAGAACGATCCCGGCGAAAGCCCCAATGCTGCCACGCGAGGCGTCGAAGGCAGGAAGGCGGCAGATCAGGTCGATCAGCAGATCCTGACGCAGATCGTCCAGATCGGCAGCGGGCCCGCAAAGGCGGCGGTGCAGACGATGGGCGGCGACATCTGCCTCGGCAAGAATGCAGGCGAGGTGGTGCCGTGAAATCGGGGGTTGCATGGGTGATTGCCTCGGTCATCGTTTCTGATGGCCTCAGCATCGGTGATCGGCGCGCCCCGCAGGTGGGACGGCCGTGGGAAAGGTGTGGGGAGTTTGTGGGAAAACCCGGTCAGGACCGTAGTGAGATTTCCGCCGGATCAAGACCGATGCGGTAGCCACGCGGGCTGACCGTCACCACCAATGCGGTTGCTTCAGCCTTGCTCAGGCCTTGTGAGGCGAGATTGGCGCGCAGATCACGGATGAGGTCGCGGGGCTCGCGGCCGGTCTCGCCGCCGATCACCTGATGCGACAGGATCGGGTCTTTGGACAGTGCCTGCTCGGCCAGCATCAGCACCAGCCGTTGCAACTGCGGAGAGAAATGCAGAGGCCGATCATCCAGCGTCACCGTTTGCGCGGCTTTCCCGATCACAAGGCGCGGGGCATGGGCGGGCGTTTCCAGCGCCGCGACATCGATCACGTCAATTCCAGAGATTGAAGGGGTCAGCACAGGCCGCAAGATTGCAACATCGATGCCCGCCTCGGAAAAGCGCAGTTGCGCGGCAGGGGAGAGTTCCGGGGCAATCAGCGTTATTGGCGCGCCGCAGGCCGCAGCACGCAGGGCTAAGGCCACCCCCGTCTGATCGACGGCGACCTCCTGCAAGGCCAGAAACACCACACGGCCCGAGGCAAGCCGCCCAATGTGCCATAGCCCCGGCAAGATGGATGCCGAGCTTTTAAACCCACTGGCCTCGGCCAGCACAGTCACAAGGCGTTCGGCATCGATGCGAAAACTGCGCAGATCGTCGGGCGCGAGTGTCTGATCAGCGTGATGGTCATGCGGACAGGCCGCAACGAGGTTCCCGTGCACCTCGATGATCGGCCGCGCATCAAGGCCGCAGTCACAGTCAGCGCAGGTCGGCCACATCGCGGCGCGCGGTCGTTCCACCAGAACCCGCTTGCGCAGGAGACGGTCGAACACAGGTCCGAAATGTGGCTGTGCCGCGCGACCCCAGAGAACCGCGTCCGGCCCGGCCTCACTCAGCCGCGTCAATAAGGCGAAGATCGTCCCGGTCGATGACAAGTTCGTTGCGCTCCAGAAGGGTCATGATCTGCCGCTCATATCGCGTGCGACGGAAGGCGACAGTGCCGCGCGGCTTCAGGCGCACCGTCACCTGGGACGGACGCTTGCCCTCGCTTTTGAAAAATACCCGGAACACGATCTCGCCAAGCCGCCAGTTGCGCCCGAACCGAACCGTGGTATGTGTGAAATGCGCAAGCGCAGCACCCGAGGCATCCTTCGAACGCAACGATCGCTGCAGCCGCCACTCGCCTTTTTCGTCCTCGCCGTAAAGATCGGCAGCAGCCTCGGTCAGCAGCACTTGCAGGATGTTCGGATTGAAGGCGTGGTCGAAGGTGAAACCGCTGCCCGCGCGCATCACCGGTTCCAGCGTATACAGGTCCTGCGCATCATCGCCCGCGAAAAAGCCGCCTCGTTCCAGAATTGTCATGGCGAACAGTTCGGCGATCTCGCCTTGGCGTGCCTTCGGCACCCCGCCGAGTTTCAGCACCCCGGTGGTCTCGGAATAGCGCAGCACGGCGTATTTCACCGCTCGCAAGCTGATCACACGCTCCCCCCCGCCATCGACCACCGGCATGGTGGATACGGTTGCGCCATGACTGATCACCATGTTGATTTCGTCACCGTCTTCGTAAGGACCGAGCCGGCAGTAGTCCCCCTGCAGATCAGCCCGGAAAATCTCCGCGATGCGGGCACGGAATGCCTCGATCTTGGCATCGGTGAGGTCTGCCCCGACGCCACGCTCAGGCCCGGCAAACTCGGCAAGCGCAGGTGGTGCCTGCAACGCTTTAAAATCCGCCGCCGCTTCGAATACTGCAGGGTGGTGGAGATAAACGCGCAGCGCCACATGCTTGGGCTCATGGCTTTGCGGCAGTGGATCGTCCTGATCCGGATCGGTTGCCGCGAACAGGCTGACCTTGGCCCGAAGCGCCTGCTGCAGGATCAACTGCAGCCCGTCGGCATCGCCCAGTTCGGAAATTCGGTGAAGGTCCGCCACCAGGCCTTCTGGCCAGTTCCCAGCCGGTCCCTTGAAATACTCGGTCAGTTTGCTGCGCGCATCCGGCGCGTCGTCGTCGAGCGCGGTCAGGTCGAACCCGCCCGTTCCAGTGGGGTGCCGTTCGATCAATTCCCGCATCAAGCCCAGATCGATGGTCTTGAGGAACTTGAGGTTCACGAATTTCTTGATGTCTTTCCCCATGACGTCACCCCAAATCCCCGAGTTTATGTTCCCCTAACGTTCTATCCGAGCGATCAACCATGAGTCGAGTCTGGAAATCAAAATGCACCGGAGGGACGATTTCCGAAACGGATGAGTAGAAGCCTTGGGAACGACATCGACGATCAAGGCCCACCTCATGAAACGCCCCAATCCCCTGCCACCCGACCAGATGACCCCGGCCCAGCGCCGCGCCGAACTGTGCGGGTTGCTGGCGCTTGGGCTGATCCGTTTACGGATGCGGGAACGGGGTGAAGCCTCTGACAAGACTGGAGAAAGTTGCCTACACTGTCAGCCCGACCAATGCCTTCATGCAACTCCAACTCACCGGAGAGACGCATGACGAAACCCGATCCCATCCCAGCGCGCCTGGCAGCGCTGAAAACCACGTCGACGCCGGACCTGAAGGCGCAGTGGCGTGACCTGTTCGAAACCGAACCGCCGCCGTTCAACCGCCGTTACCTCGAAAGCCGCTTGGCCTACCGCATCCAGGAACTGGCCTATGGCGGGCTGAAACCCGAAACCATCAAGCGACTGGAAGCCTTGGGCGAACAGCTTGATGGCGGCAACATCACCACACGCCGCATCCGCGCCGATCGCGACCGTCCCATCACCGGCACGAGGTTGCTGCGCGAGTGGCAGGGCGTCGAACAGATCGTCACTGTCAGGGCCGACGGCTTCGAATGGCAGGGGCGACCATACCAGTCGCTGTCGGCCATCGCGCGCGCCATCACTGGCACACGCTGGAACGGCTGGGTGTTCTTCGGGCTGAAAAACCACCGGAGGCCAGTATGAACAAGCCCGTCGACAAGGCGAAGATCGTCCGCAAGCTGCGCTGCGCGGTCTACACCCGCAAATCCTCCGAGGAAGGGCTGGAGCAGGAGTTTAACAGCCTTCACGCTCAGCGCGAGGCATGCGAATCCTACATCGCCAGCCAACGGTCTGAAGGCTGGGTGTTGGTCCGAGACCAGTATGACGACGGCGGTATTTCCGGCGGAACGCTGGAACGCCCCGGCCTGAAACGGCTGCTGGCCGACATCGAGGATGGGCTGGTCGACGTGGTGGTGGTCTACAAGATCGACCGCCTGTCACGCTCGCTGATGGATTTTTCCAAGCTGGTCGAGGTGTTCGACCGGAACGGCGTGACCTTCGTTTCGGTAACCCAGTCCTTCAACACCACCACCTCTATGGGGCGGCTGACGCTGAACATCCTCCTGTCCTTCGCCCAGTTCGAGCGAGAGGTAACGGCCGAACGTATCCGCGACAAGGTTCGCGCCAGCCGAATGAAAGGCATGTGGATGGGTGGCTGCCCGCCGCTGGGCTACGGGGTCATGAACCGGAAGCTGGTCGAGAACGCCGTTGACGCCGCGCATGTCCGCTGGGTCTTCGCGCGATTCATCGAGATCGGCTCAGGCACCGAACTGGCGCGTGAACTGGCCGAACGGGGCGTCACCACCAGCCGTGGCCACCGGATCGACAAGAAGTTCATCTACCGGATGCTGAACAACCGGGTCTACATCGGCGAGGCCGTTCACAAGGGCACAAGCTATCCCGGCGAACATGAGTCAATCATCGACAGGGAGACGTGGGACCAGGTCCACGCAATCCTGACGGAAAGCCCGCGCAAGCGCGCAGCCCGAACCCGCGCCGACACGCCCGCGCTGCTACGGGGGTTGCTCTACGGTTTCGATGGCGCTGCTTTTTCACCGACCCACACCCGCAAGGGCGGGCGGCTATATCGTTACTACGTCAGCCAGACTGTTCTGAAGCATGGGGCCGGTTCTTGTGTCATTGGCCGGGTGCCAGCGGGTGAAATCGAAGCTGCCGTCATCGCCCAGTTGCGCGCCGTGTTCCGCCAACCCGAAATCGTCGCGGGCACGTGGAAGGTGGCCAGAGATAAAGATGCGGGGATCAACGAGGCTGAGACCTACGCAGCCCTGACCGGGCTTGACCCGCTATGGAATGAAATGTTCCCAGCCGAACAGGCTCGCATCGTGGCGCTGCTGGTGGAGCGGGTCGACATCGGGACCGATGGGCTGAATGTGCGATTGCGCACGGACGGGCTGG